GTAAAAGACATATCATTACCATATACTCCTCGGTAATTTCTATATGCTTTTAGCCATCTCTCTTCGTCAAAAAATCGTGCATCTTCAGCAGAACCTAATCTACCTTTAATAATGCCAACTAATAAATCGTCTTGAATAGATGTTTGATTTTTATCTCCTGTTAAAGAGATTATCTCATCTGGTTTATCAGCCATTATATTTTAACTATTGTGTGAGCCTTGAGTGTATCTTGCTTTTGCAAAAGGTTCTAATTTATCGTTTGCCTTTTTTCCTACATCAGCAGATAATTCTCCATGAGAATATTTTTTTATTAATTCTGATTGTAGTTTTTCTTTTTTAGGCATTCCATATTCCATACCCATTTCGCCTTGTTTATATTTTTTCATTATTGGTTGTGGCATTTTATTCTCCTAATATGTTCTACTTCTTGGTTTTTTTGTTTTTTTGTCTTCTGGTTTTCTTTTACGTTTAGTAGGTTTTCTTTTTTTTGAAATTGAATACGCACTATCTTGAGTCATTGCTTTTCTTGCTTTAGCATAATTCATATTAATAATCCTTTTCGTTAGCCATCTTCATAAAAGATGATTCTACTTTATTTTCTTTCTTTGCAGGAAAGTCAGTTGGCCTATCCTCATAATTACAATGCGGTTTTAAATCAATCTTTTGTCCTTTAGGAGTATCTTTTGGATAATCCATACCAAGGTCTCCCTGTTTATATTTTGTTAATACTGGTTGTGGCATTATCCACCCTCCTTAATTTTTAATCGTAAATAATCTACTAACTGTGGATTATCTACAAATACTGTTGTTAAACCATTAGCTAAACCATTAACTACTAGTTCTTCTACTTTCTCATCTAATTCCATATTCCATTGATATATAATTGCATGTAACATTTCATGTATTAATGTGTTGGCATGAGAAACTCCTGTTTCTTCTGCAGTGTAACCTATTACACCTTCTTTAGCAAAAAACTGTCCTTGTGCTTCATTTGCACTAGCAACAGTTTGTTTCCACTCTTCTAGTTTATAATCTCTATAACCTATTTTAATTTTATCTGGTGTCTGCATTAATATCCAAATACTCTATCTGCCGGTTTAAATTTTTCTTTTTCTGTATATCTATTTGCATCATAACTTTTTGGATGTACAGTTCTACTCATAACACCATATCGAAGTGCGTCATAAGCATGGTCTTCTGCATGTGTGTCTACATCTTCTGGATTATTTTTATCCACTGGTAACATAGGTATTGTTCTAACAAGATTAGTACAATTAGAAAATATTTTTAGTTTTGGTTGTCCTGTATCTGGGTCTTTAGCTAATAGTCTATGTAATTCTAATTTACCTGCTACTCTACTTCTTGGTGACCTATCTGAGGGTCTCCATTTACAACCTTCTCTAATCATTGTCTCTGCAATACTAGGGCCGGCATCCCCTCGCTTTGCCCAAGTTGAAGAGTCCAAGATTCCATATCGAATATATTCGTTGTGTTCTTTTTCCATGACTTGTCTGTCAAATATATCTGCTGTAACTCGTTGGGTATAATGCTCTCTGTATACCCAGAAATTGTTATCGAAGTCAACTGCAATCCAAAGAACGCAAGCCGCAGATGAATAGCCCCAGTCACATGTTCTGAATCTGAGCCAGTTACTGGGAATGTCAAAAGGCTGAACAACATGGACAGACATATCAAATTCCGGAAACGCCGAATTTTCAAATGCACTCCAGTCTCCTTCTAAAAATTGTTTTCTTTGAACTTCTGGTAAAGATGATAACATAATCATGTAATCATCCGTTTGCATTAGATACGGATTATCTTGTAACTTAGCCGGTATAAATCTTCTTGTTATAGATTTTCTACCTGCTATTGTGTCAATATGCACGTCAAAGGCTTTGTTTGGTTCACTAGGGTCTACAAACATTTCTTTAACCCATAACGAACCAACGTTACCCGGATTGCCTGTAGCTCTCATATATACAGGAATATCTGGGTCTACACTTCTTAGGGAGGAACGTAAGAAATTGTAAATCTCTGGAGTAGGATATTGAGGTAACTCATCTATTCCTATCCATGTATATGATTGACCTTGGTAACGAAGAACATCAGTTAAGTTTTCTGCGTAACCAAATTCAATTCTAGCACCAGATGGAAATCGCCATTCTTTTTCTTGCTCTCTCCATTTAGCACCGGGATATGCTTGACCATATAAACGTTGAGAATGATTAATCATATCTCTAAGTTCTGGCATTGAACGTCTAATTAACAATGCTCGGTGGTGTGCTTTATCACAATACCTAAGTGGGTCAATTAACATAGCGTAGGATTTACCTCCACCTCTTGCTCCACCATAAAATACTTCTCTTTCTGATGCGGCTAGAAACTGTGTTTGTGGCCCATCGTTAGGTTGAAATATTATATTTTGTTCTACATGTTCTTGAACATTTGGAGGAAGTTTATCTACTTCCTTATCTGTCATAACTGCAGAATTTTTTCCTTTTAGTGCATTATCTGTTTTAAGAATTTGTTCTTTTCTTTTTTTAGCATTGTGCAAATCATTTGTCGCTTTTTTAATTTTGTCATCTTGTCTTTTGATAACTCGTTTAGCGGCTTGCTTTGCTTTAGTTGCTACACTAAGATTTTTTTTTTGTTGTTTTACTCCTCGTTTTCTTCCGAGGTTTTGTTTTGGTTTAGGTGGTGGGATGTCCATCTTTTATTTATAATTTTTCTTAGTCCAGTATGTGTAATAGCTCTTCCTGTTTTTTGACTTAACCATCTTGCTACTTCACGATACGAACAATTATTTAAATATTCTTTTGCCTCTTCTAAAGCATCTAGTTCTTCTTGAACAGGTTCAATATAATCTGTATCGTCTGCTAGTTTATATCCAAAAGGTATGACTCTAGCTTTTCTTTTAATTGATTCCATCTTTAGCAGGTAAAATAAATATACCATGAGCTACTTGTCCTGTGATATCTATTTTATCTTTTTTGACAAGTCCTACTCTGTCTAGTATTTGTTTAGCCGCTTCCATTCTAATATTAACACCGGGAGTTTTACCATCTTCATCTAATGCATCAACTAAACCTTTTACCGCTTTAGCTGAGTTAAGTGCAAGAGAATATTCAGCTCTCTCTAGTATTTCTTCTTTTAATGCTTTAACAACTTTAGGATATGAATTTTGTGCATACCCTGCAATCTCTCCTGCTTTCTTTGGGCTACCATGAGCTTCTCCAAATAATGCAGTAAGAAAATTTTCTTGTTGTTCTGTTAATTCTTTAGTTTCTTTTTTTGTTGGTAACATTTATCCGAACGCTCTCCAAAAAGCCGCCGCTAATCCATAAGGGTCATTAACAGGATAACCTAAATTATTTAATTGTACTTTAGGTTTAGCTTTAATTTTTTTTACAGCCACTGGCTTTTTTGTTTTTTCTTTACTCTTCTTTCTTTTTTCCATTCTGGTGACTCCGGTATGATTCCAAGCTCTTCTTTAATTTCTCTTTCTTGATATCCATGTTCTGCTGTAGATAAAATTTGTTCTCTCATTTTATCTTCTTTACCACCTCTATCTGATAGTGTTGCAATTCTAGGTGCAGTAATAACTAATTCAATAAAAGGGTCTCTACAAGGATTCTTTCTTCTATGAATAGGTAAATTTTCTGTAAAGTATTCTTTTGTTTTTTTATTATAATATTGATATGTTGGCATTATTCTTTTTCATGTCCACAGTTACCACAGTCGCATTGGCCACCGCAACAAGAACCTCCATTACTACAATGACATTCGTGTCCACATGTATCACAAATAGGCATTATGATTTTTTATGTCTTTGACAAAAATTACGAGCAGATTCTTCATTACGAAAACCCCATGCTCTAAGTGCTAGTGCCTTTCGAGTTGGTCTTCCTTTATCATCTTTCATTGGCCCTTTCATTCCTGCAAATCTACAAGCAAAAGAAACTCTTCTAGGATTCTTACCTTTTTTTACTGGTGCTTTTAAATTACCTCCATCTTTTTTTTCAAAGTGCTTTCTACCTTTTTCGTTTAATCCACCTTTAGGATTTTGAAATTTTTTAGCAACCATTAAGCTTTAGCTGTTTTCTTTGCTTTAGCAGATAATTCTTTAAAATGATATAATCTTTTAGAATTAGCTGTATGTGTTTTACCAGTATGTAATGTGCCATCTTTCATTTTATGTGTGGCACCTTTAAATTCTTTTCCGTCTTTTGTGTAATGTTTTACGCCTTTCATGAGAAACTCCTATATGCTCTTGTTTTCTTTGCTATCTTCTTTGGTTGTTTAGCTACTTGCTTTCCTGCTTTCTTAGCTTTTCTTTTAGCTTTAGTAGTAGCCGCATATTCTGCAGAAGAAAGAGCTTTGATAGCCTTTTCTGGTAAATATCTTTCACCAGTTTTAGAACTCTTCTTACCACTCTTTGTTCTCCATTTCTGGTCTCCCCAAGCTTTAAGGCTTCTTTGACTTTTTGCTAGTGCCATTTTTCTTTTTCTTTTTAGCGGCAGTAATAATATCCCCTCTAGTTATTACATTGGGGTTTCCATACATACCTGCTAATTTTTTATTTTTAGTCTTAGGTTTTTTCATTTTCATGACTTATATCCTCCGCCTGCTTTCTTGTAGGCTTTTGCTAAAGCT